TTGACACAGGTGATCGCAGCACTAACTGGGACACCAAGACGAGCAGCCCAATCTTCATTAGTAGAAACAGCGACAGTACGAAGATGTTCAAGAGTTTCCTCCAGTCCTTGATTAGCTGAAGTCATCAGCGGGTTATCCATAATACCTGTCAAGCTGACACCCAACAAGCGTTCTTCTTCAGTGTTCCGTTGCCATACCTTACGTAGATACGGGAAATACGTGTATGTGCTCTGGATAGTACCGAGGATGGTAGCAAGGCGAACCTTACGCTCTAAGTCCTCAATAGTGTCTGTTGCTCGTACAACAACCTCGGTCAAGTTGCAGAACTGATATGGCCGCAAGATAATCTCTGAGCAAGGATTGGTGCCGAAGTCAAAGTCAGGGTCACGACGACCATTCTTAGCTGCCTGCTTCTTGCTGGCCTGACGGTTGAACACACCACGCTCACCTGACTTGCTTTCTACTAGGGCAAGCCACTCACGCATGAAGGTCTCCATATCTGGCTTCTCTGTGTAGCTTACAGAGTTATTAGCCAGAGCACGTTGTCCTTGGTTCTCCCACCACTGACCAGATTTAGCATGGCGCATACGGTCATCAGACAGATTACTCAAGCTAATCATAGCGGAGCGACGAACACCACCAACTACAACTACCTCACCAATCTTGCACATAATATCATGGCACTCAATAGAGGACAACTTACGACCGACAGCACCTTTGAACTTGTCAACAGTAAACCTGAACAGGTCAACCAGAGGGGCAGGACCAGAGGCACGACCACCGAAAGTCTTAAGCTTGGCACCAGCAGGGCGAACCGTAGATACGTCCCACTTTGGAATTTCACCAGCCCACAACAAGGATAGCAGTTGACGGTAAGCTTTAGCCCAACCTTCTTTGCTATCCTTTACGACTATTGTAGTTTCGCTCAAGAACAACTGGTCAGGAACCTCAGGCAGCTTACTGATAAACTGACGCTCAACAGAGAACCCCACACCAGTACCACACAACAGAATGAACATAGCCTCATCAAAGGACTTGGGGTCATCCACTGGCAAGTACGAACAGTTGTACATACAAGTGTTGTCACGGTCTGCTGCTTTACCTGCTGTCATCATAGCTCGCATAGAAGGCATGACTTCGAGGGACAGGATAGCTTCTTCAAGAGCCATCTCCACCTCAGTGTCCACCTTCGTGTGTACCGTGTTGCTGATGTATCGGCTGACAGTCTCAGAGAAAGTCTCACGACGCCCTTCGTCCTCAAGCCACTTGGCATAGCGACTGAGTGCGATAAAGGATTGGTAGTCGGTTGGTAGTAAGTTGTTTGTCATTTTGTCTCTCGCCCTCGCTCATCTTTGTCTTCCTTAAGCCACACCATACGGTCAATGTCAGCACGGCTAATGCCAATGTCCCGCAGTTCACGGTCTGTCAAACGGTTCAGTTGTTTGATGGCCTCCCGGTGTTCACGCCAAGTTGCCAGATAGTTTACATAACGCCAAAACCAACTCATCGGTTGTCTCCACTTCCTTGCAAAGTACCACGCTGCTTACGCGATATAAGTTTCTCCATGTTCTTCTCAATAGTGACCTCAATATCAAGACCCAAGGCGTTATGCAGAGCAACCAGATAGAACATAACGTCCCCCAGTTCCTTCTGGACAGCCTCTTCATCCAGAGTGTTATCCCGAAAGAACTTCTTGATCTTCTCAGCTACTTCCCCAGCCTCACCTACGAGACCAAGGGTATTCTCAGCCAGACGATCACGACCGTGGGTAAGGATCATGTCCTCAACGAAGTCGCCGTATTCTTCAAGCTTTGTCATCTTTGTAGTTTCCTTCAGTGGCGCGTTGTTCTCACCATAGTTACCTGCTTCATCGAAACGGTTAGCTTTGGCTCGTTCAATGGCACGTTTAGCTTCTTCATCAGTCATAGGTCTGATCATACCAGTCTCCCATAAAATTCAGTCGGTTTGTCCTGCCCTACGTCAAACAGATACCAACAACAGTTGTCCTTACCTACGCTCTTACTTCCTTCGATCCACTTGACCCTGCCCACAGACACAACCTTCTTGCAGTAGACCATGTATGACGCAGACTGCTTAGTGTGCATCCAGTCAGCATCGAACAGCAACCAAGTAGGCATCTGTGGTATATACCACTCTAGGAACGGATGCAAGAACTTTCTGTCCCAAGGAGGGTTAGTAATGCAGAAATCCACATCCCCTTTGAACATTAACGATAAAGCATCGGCTTCCACGATTCCACTTGCTTGCGGCTCAATGTCACTCTGGTACATACACCTTCCGAGACCCTCTGTCAATTCCGTAATGTGATCTACGAGGCGACCATCTCCAGCACAGGGTTCTACGTAAGTAAAACTATCGGGGAGATGGTCAATCAGAGGCTCTACAGCAGATATAGGTGTCGGATAAAAATCACGTTCAACCCTAGTGAAGTTGCTGCGTTTCCCCATAGTCTTCATCCTCTTCTACGAACACTTCAAGAAAACCTACGAAAGTAGCCAGAGTAGCCTGAGCCACTAGGTAGGTCTTGTACTGCGTATAAGCAGTATACAAAAGCAGAACCAGTGTCAAGGACATAAATACTGTTTGTAAGATCAATTTCCTTGCTCCACACTTTCTATCATTGAGTTAAGGTACCACTGAGCCTTCTTCAAGTCCTCGATGCCGTTCTTGTACTTATACCGCCACAGATACTTCATGACGTTACCCTTGCAATAGTCTTGGTAGTTGTCGTCAAGAGAAGCCTTGATGGCATCAATACATTCGATACCTGCTTGGTTGTAGTGCCAAGGGTTGTTTACGTTATCAGCCATTACCGTACTCCTTCTCAAGCATTTCCAAAGACACAAACGTAGGTTCGAACCTGCCGTTCTCTACGTCCTTCATAAGAACAATACCATTCCACCAGTCTAGGTTCGCTTGACCCGCCCAGCTTTCCTCGTGTCCTTTGTAGCACCCAACCACCAAGCCAATAGAACCCGGACCATCCTTAAAGTACACATCACGTTTATGGCTATGACCACATACAGAAGAGTTGTGACGGTTGTTGATGACGGTATAAGCATGGTGAATACCAGAAGTAGCTGTACCATAGTTACCAGAAGCAAAGAAGTGAGCGAAGTCACAACCAAAGTAATTAGCGATGGCGGGGGCGCTATTGTAGTACTCGTGGTAGTCGTCGAACCAGTGGTGTGTTTGAAGATGCCCGAAGGATACCCCGTAGCCTTGTCCCGTCCGGTCCTCACTGCGAGGGTTTTCTGCAATGGCTTTCTTAATCCTATTTTCATGATTACCCTCGAAACCTACCCAATGTAGCCTCTTACGCTTGAGCTTCTTGTAAGGTGCACGTATACGGTCCATAGCCTCGTTGTAGTGGTTAATGTCGTCACCATAGTTCTGCATCACGATAGCCTGCGGATAGCGGGTGTCGAAACTGTTCAAGCTACCCATGTCAGCACCATCACCCAAGTCAACAACCACGTCAGGTTTGACATCAGCAATGTACTGGCCTAGCCAATCGAAACGCTCATTTCCCACCGAGGGGTCAGTGTGTGCACACGAGAACACCAGAATGTCTTTAGACATCTTCTGTTACCTCTTGATCTTGTAGGTATACGCTTAAGTAGAACAAAGCGTCTTTAAGCTCAATACCATTACCCTCAAGTAAGTTCACAATCTTATCGACCATCCTCAGTCCTTTCTATTCTCATCTCAACTTCAGGCTCCTCAAGCCACTCCTCAGGAATGAACTTGTTAGCATATAAGAACCCATGACGCTTACACCAATCAGCATAGGAAGTCTTACTGCCTTTGTTTATCTTAGAGTTCGCATTGGTAAACACGAACCTAATGTCCAACATAGGGTATTGTTCCTTGATTCGCAAGTGCTTTCGTCTATCTGCCGGGGTGAACCGACCTTTAGTTTCTACGATGATACCGTTACTGCCAATAACAAAGTCAGGTGTGTATGACCGCCACTGGTGATCCTCCCATTTGATCTTGTGCTTCTCATACTCATAAGGTACACCCTTGTCTTCTAGGTACTTGCAGTTGTCAGCCTCAAGACCTGATCGTACCCCATACTTAAGTTGTGCTTCCTTACGTTTGTTCAATGGGAGGCTCCCACATTTCACCTTCGTACCTACGTAGCCACAAGAGCCTAGCGTTCTCTATAAGAGCGTCAGCATCCCCTTTATACATCTCTAGGGCCTTATGGTACAACTCCTGCTCTGTCGTACACCCTTGATACGCCTTCTCAGCCTTCTTAGGACCTATGCCCGGAACACCTTGGATGTTGTCCGTTGTGTCCCCTGTCAGCAGTTGCTTGTAGAATGCGTAGGTGCCTTGCTCTTGACTAACCTTTGTCCACTCATTTTTTACAAAGTTATAATGTGTGGCTGGTATCATCATCAGGTCTTTGTCGATAGATACTACAACACAGTCCCCATTCAAGTCTGTTGCTTTGATACCTATAGCATCATCTGCTTCCTGACCATCAACCACCTCTGCACCCCAACGTTCTATCAGTTGATCCCTAGTTACTGGTAGGTGGTCTGGCTTAGGTGGACGCTTTCCTTTGTAGACCTTGATGGTAGCTAAGTTTTTCCTGAAGTTTCCAGTGCCTGTTAGGTAGAACCAAGTATTCTCACCCAACACATACTCCTCTGGGAAGTGGCACTCACACATGATGTCATTACAGATTTCATCTACCTTCTGCCGTGCTTGTTTCTCCGGTTCATCTCTTGCGGAGAACGCTGCACGGTAGGCAATAATGTCTGCATCTACGATTACATTAGTCAACCTTCTAGTACCTCCGAGCGATAGATGTTTCCTTCAGGTTCGCTGAACTCTAGCATGTCGATGTATTCATAGCCTGCACTACGTACAAACAGTAGCATGTTGTAAGCCAACTCATGCAAGTCTTCAGCTTCGAACTCCCGCACAATTGTTGTACCGTTGTAATCATAACGCAGGGTGTACTTCTCTTGGTCCATTGATCTATCCTTTAGATTAAGTAGGGGGCCAACCTAAGCTGACCCCCAGAGTTTATCACACGGTAAACATCTCGTCTTCAGCAGAAGAGTTTTCCTCAAAAGGGACATGATCGGTTACTGCAACAGCAAGCAAGCGAACACCAGAACCATTTAGGTAAGTTTCAAACTGAACCATAGCCTTAGTTCCGTTACCAAGCTCTCCATCCTCTTCGAAAGACCACAGAGATTTATTTTCTATACCTTTTGTAAGGTTGACTACTGTCGGTTTGCCACCGTAGTCTACTTCTTTGAGGTTCCCCTTATTGTCGGTGAAGGTCTTAACGTCCTCAAAAAAACGCCCAATCTTCATATACTTTCCGATACCGAAACTGCTGTCACCTTCTTTAATACGAGGGTGTCCAAGGTTTACCTCTTTCAAACCCTCCTTTACAAGTTTTTTGATTTGATCCTCATCCGTGAAATAAGCATTTGTCACACACTGCCCATTATGTTTTGCGATTTTACGCCCTGTGTCGTTTTTGTCGTTACCCATGTCACGGTTTTCTTCGAACACTTTAGCGTACTCAAGGACCATTTCCATTGCATATTTAGCCATCATATATCTCCTTTAGTGGCCGGGTTATTTCCTTAGTGGATTTCAGAGTAGTTGCACCCAAACTCAGGTGCAGTTGACAGTGTCACGTTTAGCTTCAGCTTCTCGTTAGTCTTATCCATGGCACCGTAGACTACATCAGAAGTCTTCAGTTCATCGCCATGCTTAACCAAGAAGATAGCTTCATCATGGAACTGCCCTATAGCGGACAACCCTAGTTCAATACAGTACCCTAACCAAGTATCAAAACAGTAGACACCTGTACTCTGGTTTAGCGTACTGAAGCGGTCTTTGTCATGCCGCAAGGAATACCAGAAACCAGACACAGGGTTCTTAATCCACATCTGCCCATCCCTAGTCTTCTTAGTCTTGGCATCCTTGGCAATTTTCTCAAGCGCCCAGTTACGTTTCCAAAAGGCATCCAGAAGCTCCTCTGCGTCCTTGACCGAGAAGCCACCCCTACGAGACAGACCTAAAGGCTTGATGCCATAGGTAGCACTGTAGTTCGTTACCTTGTAAGCCTTACGTACAGACTTTAGGCTTCCTGTTCTATTGTGTTGCTCTATCTGCTCCTCGGTTACAGCCCCAGCAAATAGTGCAAGGTCTAGGTGTGCATCGAACCCTTCAGTCTGCTGTGTAGCCACATAGTCAGGATCATAAGGCGTCATATAGTGCATCTTAGTGTTCTGTTCCAAGCTGTCCATATCGGCCCCACACAAGCAGTAACCCTCAGGTGCAACCAGAAGACCTCGGATGTCCTTACCATAAGCCTTATCGACACCCGGAAGGTTAGCCAGAGGCTTCACATGCTTGAACCGCAAGGTATTCGTTAGACCATGTACACCAGCAAACACGTAGCCTTCACTGTCGAGTGCCTTGAGGAAGCTTTTGACTACACCAATACGGTGCTGAACAATAGACAGACCTTCAAGAACCTTAACAGCAGGGTCAACGTCTGCCAACCTCACTACGCTCTCAGTCAGTTCCCCTTCTTCCCTTACTTGTGGGATTGTCCTAGTGTCTCCATTAGGCTCTCGTTTATAGTCAAACGTGCAGGGTTGCCAACCTAAGCTGTACAGCCAGTCCTTTACTTGTGCGTGTGATCCGGGGTTGCCATCCTCGTAACCGTCGATGATGTTAAAGCTCTGTACGTCTTCTGGCTGGCAGTTCTCCTTACGTTTAGCCTCAAAGTTGGCTCCGTGGGAGGATAGTGTACCATCCTTCTTGTACATAACCTTAGGACGATTGACAGTCTTCAGGATAGGCTTCTTGGGCATAGCCTTTACTAGTTCTTCATGTTTTTCCTTTTCGATAGTCTCCAATGTTTCCAACAGGGCCTCAGCTTTAGGTACATCTACCTTCCACTTCAGTCTCTCCTGATCTGCGGCACATTGCATCTTGAAGTTAAGATACTCAATGTAGCGCCATGCGTCATCACTTAGAGGTTTATCCATACAACTCACCTAATTTCCGTCGTAGGGCCTGCCAGAGAGACCAGTTTATCTTGACGTCACTTTCGCAACGAAATGTGTAGTCCTCTCGTGTCAGGTTCTCCCAGTCCTTAACTACAGGCTTAGGTACACCGTATTCAACCCCAAATCCTTCGAGACCGTAACTTTTTCTGTTAGGCATCAGAGTAACAGCCAAAGGGTAAGTATCCACTAGACGCTTAGGATTAGACACCTGCAACACCTTAGCCAGTGCTGGGAAGTCATAGCCTATGATGTGGTGGCCGATGAATACACGATCCTGCTTGAAGAACCCCTTGATTTCCTCGTAGTCATACAGGGATGAAGGTTCACTCATGGTCTCATCCATATAGCTCACCACATGCACTCTGTCTACCACATCAAGAAGTCCGTTGGTCTCAATGTCGAATACTGTTTCCATCATACCCCCTTTACAATAGTAGTCTCAGGATCATAGTACAGACGACCAGAATTTCCTAGACGTGAGTACGGACGGTTCTTTGTGACTTCTACATGAGTGTAGTTGGAGTCATCACCTTCAGCCTTCATGTCGCGTTTCAGTTCGATCAGCATAATAGCTTCCTCTTCGATTGACTTGGCATACTTAGTCTTGCCATCGTCGTTGACGTGAGAGATACAGATGATCCCTACGTTACGTCGCTTAGAGAACTCAACCAAACGTACACCCAACTCCGTCAGAGCAGCAGTAGCGCCATCAACACCAGATAGATACGCTAGGCGTTGCAGGTGGTCAATGAACAGGTAGTCACACCCGTAAACTGTCACTGCGTACTTGGCCTGCTTGAGCGTATCATCAATAGGGTCTTGAGGGTTGACCTCAAAAGCAACGAACTTGTTATCCTCTACTACCTCAGAGATAGCAATGTCAAGTTGTTCATTACTGACGCCATAGAAATCCTGGTCTTCCTGTGTGTTCACGTTCTTACCAAGGTGATACGTTGCCATACCCCGTGCTGTCGTACTCTTCATCTCCTCCATGTGCAAGACACCAACACGTTGACCTTTGTTTACCACAAGATCATGCTGGGAGGCCCGGAACACAGAAGTCTTACCAGTACCCGGAGGTGCCTTAACAACTGTGATACCACCCTTGACCCAACCCCGTATAGTGTCGTTCAGCCCCTCAGAGAACGTCGGTGTGTACTCATAGGGTGTCTCCTCATGTACAGCCTTAAGCCAGTCCTCAGCACCCGCTGTGAAGCCTGCTGGGCTGTACTTCTTAGCTGACCACCAAGCATTCTTGTAAGCCCTTTCCTCGTTAGCTATCAGGAAGTCATTGGCGTCTTTGTGTACACCGTGATCCATGATGTGGACCTTCTCAGGGAACAGGTCAAACAGAACCTCAGCTACCTCACGCCCTTTATCATCATTATCTACAGACAATATAATCTGGTCGAAGCTGTCTAAGTAAGCCGACACTTTACCCCACAGCTTACCATTAGGGCTTGCTGAAGGCAGGGAAACCACAGGGTTAATGTAACCGCCCCCAGAGAGCATCTGATGGGCGCTCATGGCGTCTAGTTCACCCTCACAGACAGTCACCTTACGTGCACACCCTACAGGGAACAGGTTGCTACCAAACAAACTGTCAGCCTTGAACCCTGCGTTCCTACTAAAGTCCTTCGGAAGTAACCGCACCTTGTTAGTGCCGTTAGGGTAAGGGTACACCTGCTTATTGTCGTTTGTCTTTACACCGTAGAACTCCATAGTTGCATAGCTAATCCCTCGGTAGGGTCTGTATTCCAAACCGTCAGAGCTAGTATTGTCTACCACCATGAAAATGTCACTGTCTGACTTCGGGGTAATATCGTCCATTTGTTTCCTATCATTCTTTAGTGGGTACTTTTCAGCCACCCAAGGTTCACATACCATCCTACTATGTGGGTAGCTTTGCTCACAACTGAAGCACTTACCCACTTGTTTCTCTGTCTCCCAACTGAACGCATCAGATGAACCGCAACTAGTAAAGGGACACGGTCCCATGATGTTACTCATTTATGTCCTCCTTAAGTTATACTTAAGTTTTTATCCTTATTAAGATTAACAAGAAAGTATAAAACTTAAGTTATACTATAGTTACCATCTCTCATAAATATATAGATGGGGATAAAAGCTACGTCAAGTCACGAAATGTTACAACTCCCATTTTTTGTTCGCAATATGCTTCCTGACCTTTTCAGACGCCTTTATAACCTTTAAGTTCACCGCCTGACGGGTAACACCAAGGTTAAAACCTATCTGCTCACCGTTAAGATTCTTCTCAAAGTAAGCATGAAACAGGTCATACTCATCTTCTGTCAGACATTCCCTTGCAGCTTCCCACACAACCTGAACCAAATCCTGCTCCTCATAGGCTTCCGTTTGGTCAGATTCTACGTCTTTTTCGTGAAGGATAGAGTCGAACTGTGGTGAATCACAGATCAGTTTAGCCCACTCAATCATCTCCTCTGTGTACCCACGCTTATCCTCTGGTGAGCCTAACCCTTTAGCTAGACGCACAACCTCAAAAGGAACAGTCACAGACAAACAGTCAACATTCAGGAACTTCCATTGTGCGGTACTTATTACCTGATAGACACGACCGGGAGTAGCCTGTGGGTTCTCTGCCAGTTCCTCATAAGCTGCCATCAAGCCCTCAGATACTAAGTCTTCCTTGTGGCTTATGTTGCGGTATTTAGCGGCTGACCTTTTAGCCATACCTATGATAAAATCAGGTGTCATACTGGTGCTACCTCCCGTGGGAAAGTGTCTCGACGTGCGCTGTCTGTATTGTTTACAATAGTAGCCCAAGCGTCAGGGCCACCGCCACCTTCAGGTTCACCCCAGCCACGAGGTCTGTTCTCGTATTCCTCTTGGGGGCATTGAGTTACACCCTTGATGTTGCGTGGAATACGTGTGTTCCATACTACGATTGGAAATTCAGATTCTGTCAGGTTCTTGCCCATGTAGTAGATGTTCATTTCAGTTTTCCTCTTGGGTGTTCCAGTAGATGTTAGTCATGATAAGGTCAGCTATTGCAGCGATGTCAGAGGTAACTAAAGCCTCTTTGTCGTTCACATAAGCTACATAGTTATAGAAGTCAGGGTTCTCGTCTTCGAAGGTTTCCCCTGTAGGGTCTGTGTACCACGAGCCTTGCCCGTATAGGTCTGCTCCTACAGTATACTCTTTTCCACCGTGGGGGAACTTCACCCAGTATTCTCGTTCTTGTTCTTCAGTCATCATCAGTCTCCTTTTGTGCCGGGCTGCTACCCCATGCAGAGATAGAGAACCAGTCAGGCCCGTAAGTCTTGGCGATGTAGTCTACCGCTGCCCAATACTCTGCGCACTCGCGGCTGCTTTCGTCCCAGTACCATGTGAACGGCACCTTGCGAACCACCAACTGTTCCTCTCGGCTGTCTCCGGTGAGTCGCATGACACCCTCAAACCACAGCACATGATCAGATTTACGATTAGTTTCCATTGTGTATCTCCTTAGAACTTAGGGTTTCCATCTTGGTCAAACAGTGCAGCCTCATTAGGTCTGATGCGACCGTCTACCATGATCCACAGGGCCTCTTCCTTAGTGATAAGACCCTGCCGATATAACTCTGCGGACAAGCTGGGGGACATTACGCCACCCACTCCTGACCTGCACCTTTGATAGACAGCACGTTGTCCAGCTTGAATGCCTTAAACTGTTCACCGTCGATCTTGATAGGTACCACACCGTTAGCTTGGAAAGCCTTGCGTACAATCTCAGAACGCTCGTTGTTCTTGAGGCCCTTCTTGATGTTGATGCGACCGTTATACACTCGTACACCACCATCCTTGGCTACGAACTCTACGGTGAAGAACTTGTTGCCGATGATTTCCAAGGCGTCGCGGACAGTTTCTTTAGTAAGCATTGTGTATCTCCTCAGTTGATGATTATGGTATACAGTGATTCGTGCTGGGCGTCAAGCGTCTTTTGCCTCCCGTTCCTTATCTTCCTTCATCTTCTCCTGTACTATCATCTCGAACTGCACGATCTCTTCGAACATCTTAGGATCACGAACCTTAACGTGAGTCAGTGCACTAGACAGGACAGCCCGAAGAGTACCAGCCTGTGAAACGTAGTCATTAGGGTAAGTCTCTTCGATGATCTTGTTGAGGTCATACGTTGTATATTCAGTGTTAGTCATCTTCATGTTCCTTCTTAGGTGGTGATTCCTTTATTGGAAACCAATGTGCCACAGGATCGCAGGGGTCGTCAATAGGTTTTTTCTCTTGTTCACTCATAGAGGCTCTTGACCTCCCCTAGCTTACGTGCTTCCTTCACTTGAGCACTTGTCAGTTCTACCTCGACACCAGCATCAGGCCCTTGGCACCAGACACCTACATAGACACCTTCGTCCATCAGTGCAAGGTCAACCTCTAGTTCGTGATCATATTCGTTGGTCAGGTACACGAAGTCAGTATAAGTCATTTGTTTTCTCCTTCTGTTGATATTGTATATAGGGTGATTCTCTTCTGGTGTCAACCTTAAAGAACCACCCTCTGCATTTTTAGCTTGGGTTTACCAAGTCACGACGCAAGATGTTGTACACTAGCTTAAAGCCATCACCATGAGGCTTCTTGTACAGATGCTTGTACCTGCTGTCATACCTCAGGAACTTGTATTGTACGTGGTGAGATACCTCGTGTGCTACCAAAGCAAACAAAGCTTTCTCTGGGCTGACACCCTTCAGGGAGCCAATGGTGGGGTGATCCTTGAAGCTGGGGTATTCCGTAAAGTTGCCATGAGATACGCCCCAGTGATTAGAGCACAGCATGATACGGTAGGCACCAGCACGAGAGCGAACTTGGGAGTTGTAGACCTCAAGAACCCTACGGGCCTGTGCTTTAGCCTCAGAGTAGTTCTTGACGATGCCGTACTCTTTCTTGCTCAGGTGTCGTAGGCACTTGTTCACCATAGTCTCCACCTGTTTGAACTCAGGGGATGACTTGGATACTTGCTTGATCTTAGGCATGTGTTAGCTCCTTTCTTCATCTCTGGTATCGGTTATAAGCTGATTCTCTTCGATAGTCAAGAGATTATTTTGGTCTGGTTTCAGTAGTTTACCATACGTTCCTTGTAACGTCACATACGTTCCTGAACAATTCCCACGTAGGGGTGACCCTGAACAATTCCCTCGTGGGGGTGACGATAGTCATCGTATGGTCAGGCGAACAATTCCCACGTAGGGGTGAACAATTCCCACGTGGGGGGGTCGTAGGTGCTGACCCTAGGTCACTTCACGAATTGTTACGAATCGTCACAAAGTTCACATTTTAGCTGTCAACCCCTTGACATAAGATTGTGAACGATTCTTACATCACAAAATATTACGAATCAGTCACAAAAGTAACGATTGCCGAGTCAACCCTTGACAGGACATTGTTTCACTGAAGTAACCGATTCGTGATAATTGTTACAATGGGTTTACTTTACCGATTCTCCTGTTTACTATTGCGCCTCCAGTGATTCGTTTGATTCGTAAGTCCCAGACCTCCACCCTATCAGAGCGAATCAGGTTTAGTCAAACGAAAAGATTCCTTGACACTCCGGATTTTGTTCTGAGATTTTGTGCACGATTCGTTCCGGTAGTTTAATGGTTAAACTATAGAGTCGGATTCCACACTCCTAAACCGTCCGGAGACCAGCCTGTCCGGGCTATGTCCGACCTCAGGAATCACCTTATACCGATTCGTATAGGAAGAAAACCCCCAATATTCTGCGAGATTGACCCCGGAAACTTTTTTCAGGTTTTTTGCATTTTTTTGCTTTTGGGGGGTTGAGAATCGGAATCGCAGGGCTTAGATCTTTGTTATCGGAAGCGACGGACGCGGCTTTAGCCCCCTCCCGCGAACCCCGATAGGAACGCCCCACGCCTAGCGCGTATGGAGGATTGCCGCCCTTGCTGTAGGATAGCGCCCTAGTGAACCGTTGAGGATTACTTAGACACGGGCAGGTGCTAAAACTGGTTTCGGAGGTTGAGTTGTCGTGTGGCGCTGGTAGCTGCACCTGATGAGAAACCTAACGAAACAACGAGCCAATCAACTAGGAAAGTGAAAACATGAATAAACCTAAAACTGAGAAAGCAAAACGTCTGGTAGAAAAAGCAACTTACATTGGATCAGTCGATGGGGTGCCATTTTATGAACACCCTGTCTATGGTGATGAAAGCCCCCTTCTCTACATAAACTATGAGGGCAAGGTCAAACTGTCGGACCATTATGAACTGCCCCCTAGTGACCTAATCGGCTAACCCCTAACGCCTAGGCAAGCGTCAAAACTGCCTAACCACAACAAACCAACCAACCAATCGGAGAATAACACAATGAACACCTACACCCTGATCAAAACCCCGGTAGTAACTTCTCTCGATGAGGCGTTCCAAGAACCTCAGGCAATCGAAGGGATTCCCTGCAACCTGACATTCCGCGAGGCATCTGCACTCTGCGATCAGGCACGAGCCAATGGCCATGACGTTATCGTGTACAACACGCAAGCCCAGTAAGGAGTCGAAACAATGCCTTTTGATACGCAACCCGAAACCAAATGGACGCTTAAAGCTGCACACGAGGCGGCCGGAAAGATGAGCGACCGCAACAGCAAAATGCCGGGTTCTACCTTCGCAACCGATGCTTTTGCCTGCAAGGTGGGCAGCAAGCTCGCCAAGGTAGAGGGTTCGGTCTGCAATCGGTGCTACGCTCGTAAACTACAGAAGCTGCGTCCTAGTGTAGACAAGGGGTGGCAGGGAAACTATCTGGCCGCCACCACAATGATCGCCACCAACCCTGACAAGTGGGTTTCAGCTTGCGTGTTCCAGATCAACCGGATGGCCGCCAAGTCTGGTGAGAGGTATCACCGCTGGTTTGACTCTGGTGATCTGGACAGCGTTGAGATGCTCTCAGCTATTTGCGAGGTGGCACGACAGACACCAGACGTTAACCATTGGCTACCTACACGAGAGGCGGCAACGGTCAAAGCCTATGCAAAGCAAGGTGGCAAGGTCCCGACCAATCTGGTGATCCGCGTCTCTGCCACAATGGTTGGTGATAAGCCTGTGACGTCTCATCCGACCACCAGCACAGTACACCGCAAGGGCAGCCACCAGCATGGGCACGAGTGTCCAGCACCAACGCAAGGGGGCAACTGTGGGGACTGCAGGGCTTGCTGGAACCCCGAAGTTGCTAACGTATCCTATGGCCTACACTGACACACATGAGGAGTCTTGAGATGAAACTAGCAGCAATCACACTGGCCACACTGGTAGCCGTAACGCTCTACACGTGGCCCCCGTACGTATACCCCACGCTAGACGGGATAACCGTAGGAATGGGCTTCCACGGCTATCACTGGGCTTTCAGGTAGGGTCACACCTAAGGAACTTACACTGCCCCTGTATGGCTCTCATATGGGCCGTATGGGGCTATTGGGTTTCATTGGTAGATCATGGGGTTGGCATTGGGTTAGGACATGGGGTGAGCATGGGAGGGGCGGGGAATGACACATGTATGCACTGCACATATGGGTGCGAATCGCCTGTCCTAGCGCAAGGAAAAACTTTCGTTGTCAAGCGTAAACCCTTGGAATCCTTAAGCTAGTTACATAAGTAACACATGCGGCACATATGTCACACCTCTCGAATTAATCACGGGGGAGGGGGTTGACATTGGGGCCCCTAGGGATTCTGGGGGTGATTCGCGGGGGGTGCCGGTTGGTACCTCAGAATCCAAAACAAAAGAAAAACATCGGACCTACATGGGTCAAACCGCACACCAGACATGCGGGTACTAAAAACTCCACCACAGAAAAAACAAAAGAAAAGTAACTGTAGTTGTGCTTTTTATGTCACAGTCTACAGTAAAGTTGCTACAAATTGACGCACTTAATAAAAAACTGCTTGACGTAGCTTTTATCCCCATCTATATACTTATGAGAGAGGGTAACTATAGTATAACAGAAGTTGCCCTTAAGGTTTATATACATCTTGTTTATAATCATTATAGAATCAAAACTACAGTATAACTATAGTACCAACTAAAAACTCAACCTAAGAACAATTCTCTTATTGTTTACGGTTAAGAATATTATACCCCAGTTTCCCTTGAGAGGGAACCCCACTTCCATATACAATTAGGTGATGAGTTGTGGGGTAACTATACTTATGTTGTTCGGTTTATAATAACGACCGTCTAACATAATCAAAAACAAAGGACTCCCTAATGACTCAGAAGCTACCCAAGAATCCTAACATTGCCCTTAAGGTACGTGAAGGTATTGCGGGTGGTGTTTCTGTACAGCAAATCTTCAAGTCTGTACTCCATATGAAGAATGCTCCTCAGTCCTATACGACTTTCTATAAGTTGTACCGTGAGGATATGGATGAAGTTAAGTTCACTCTTGATGCTAAGGTTGGTAAGACAGTTATTGACCAAGCACTAGAGGGTGACTTCAAGTCCCAAGAGCTTTACCTACGTTCTCGTGCTGGTTGGTCCCCAAGTTCTCACGTACAGGAACAAGAGGTTGGTGCTGAGGATGAAGAGACTGAAGGTGTAGTCAACCGACTGACAGGTCTCCTCGGTTTGTCCGACGATGATGATGAGGAGTAAACTAGGAATCCCGACATGACATCAAAGCTAACCGCAGACTTACTAAGGTCTCTGCCTAAGAGTAGGGTTGACGCAGCTTTATCTCAACTGACCAAGAAAGAACTAGAAGAACTAGAGAAGGACTGGTCATTCTGGGGTAGACCTGCACAGTTTGAACCTGATGGAGATTGGAATATCTGGTTCATCAACGCAGGGCGAGGCTTTGGTAAGACTAGGGCGGGTGTTGAGTGGGTCCGAGAGCAGATCAAGAGGGGCCACAAGAGGATTGCAGCAGTAGCAGCGACAAACTCGGATATTGAACGAGTTATGGTCAAAGGTGAGTCTGGTTTCCTTAACTGTTGCTCTCAGCACGATAAGACCCACAAAGGTAAGGAGATGGGCTATCCCCTGTGGTCCCCTACCAAGCGTACTCTGTCGTGGGATAACGGTGCTGTAGTAGAGTTCTACTCTGCGGAGGAACCTGAGCGTCTTCGTGGTCCTCAGTTTCATGCAGCATGGTGTGATGAGTTGGCAGCATGGAAGAAAGATGAAGATACATACGACATGCTCCAGTTTTGCCTTCGTTTAGGCAGACACCCGCGCATTTGTGTTACAACTACACCAAAATCTACTAAATTAGTAAGAAAACTATTAAAAGACCCTAAAGTTCACGTAACTGGCGGTTCTACATTCGATAATGAGGCTAACCTAGCTGGAACCTACTTGAATGCTGTGAGAGAACAGTATGAAGGCACTAGGCTTGGTCGTCAGGAACTCTATGCTGAGGTCTTGGAAGAAAACGAAGGTGCTCTGTGGACTACCGACACTATCGACAGTTGTCAGGTGGACAGAGACAAGGTTCCCGATCTTTCCCGTATTGTTGTGGCACTTGACCCTGCCGTTACTTCTAATGCTGAATCTGACATGACTGGTATTGTTGTGGCTGGTGTTGATGTCAACGGCAAAGGCTATATCCTTGGAGATTATACTGACCGGCTGTCCCCTCAAGGTTGGGCTGCTAAGGCTATCGAACTCTATCATCAGTATGAAGCTGATCGTATTGTAGCTGAAGTCAACCAAGGTGGTGATATGGTTAAGCATACGATCCACGGAGAGGACGAGAGCGTACCCCTGAGGATGGTTAGAGCCTCCAGAGGTAAGTATGCCCGTGCGGAACCTGTAGCTGCCCTGTATGAGCGTGGTTTAATATATCACGTCAGGAACCAAGAGGACGGTGCTAACCTAAACGAACTTGAAACTCAAATGCGTACATGGGAGCCACTAGGCTCAATAGGCTCTCCTGACAGACTGGACGCACTGGTTTGGGCCTTAACTGATCTAATGCTTAACGGCTTTCAAAAACCCCAACTCAAACTTGTATATAGCAGTAACAAAGGACTGAGCTAATGACTAAGAGCCTGTCAAAAACAGAATCCATGAACATTCTAGGTGTGGCAGGCCAAAATGTCCACAACGGTAACTTCCGGGCTGACGAGTTCCTTCGGGAAATCAGAGGTCGTGATGCTGTCAGGAAGTATCGTGAGATGCGTGACAATGATAGCACTATCGGCGCTGTCATGTATGCAGTAGAACAGATACTCCGGGACGTAGACATTAACGTAAAAGCTGTCGATGATAGTGAAGCCGCTGCTAAAGAGAAGGAGTTCGTTGAGAGTGTCCTAGATGATATGGAGCACACTCTGGACGATCACATAGCTGAGGCCCTCAGTTTCCTATCTTACGGTTTCTCTTGGTTTGAAGTTGTATACAAGCGCCGTGAGGGTGCCAATCAGAACCCTAAAAAGAAGTCCAAGTACACAGATGGTCGTATGGGTATCCGCAAGTTGGCTTGTCGTTCCCCTTGGACTATCGACCGTTTTGACGTAGATCAAAAGACTGGGGATATTCTGGGTATCTACCAGAGCACAGGCTTTGCTACAGGCAAGAACTACATCCCCAGCCGTAAGTCTCTTTACTATCGTACTACTACGATTAACGGTGATCCTTCTGGCAGGTCTATCCTACGGAATGCCTATACGAGCTATCAGTATCTTAACAATTTTCAGTCTATTGAGGCTGTAGCTATTGAACGCGAATTGGCCGGTATACCTGTTGCTCGCATCCCAGCCGAATATTTGTCCCCTGATGCTACTACGGGTCAGGTGTCTTTCCGTAACGAACTGCAGTCTATCTTGCGGGATGTCAAGTTCAACGAGCAAGGTTACATTATTCTCCCTAGTGACACCTACCCGGACAAGGATGGTGCACCTACTAGTGAACGTCTGGTTGATGTTGAACTTATGTCCTCTAGTGGAACTCGCAACATTCAAATTGACCCTATTATCCGTCGTTACCAGCATGACATTGCTAGGAGTGTACTCTCGGAGTTCCTGATGCTTGGTGGTGGCTCCAACGGCTCTTATGCCCTCTCCAAGAGCAAGACGGACCTATTCCTACGTGCATTGGAAAGCTATATCACACAGGTTGTGGACACCCTCAACAAACACCTCATAGAACCTCTGTATGAGCTTAACGGCCTCAACATGAACACTATGCCTAAGCTGGTTGCTGGTGATGTCGCACCTCACGACCTCCGCGAACTCAGTTCCTACCTACGCAACCTCAACGGTGCTAACATTGATCTTAGTGATCAAGAGGATATTGTAAACGCTCTGTTGGATAACGCAGAGCTTCCACCTAAGAAGGTGATCCAGTGACTACTTGGACAAGACACCTGTACGAGCATGACCCCCTAGCTATAGCCAAAGGTGAGTCAAACTACCTGTCAGTTCGTAACATATTTGGTTATCAGGAAAATGTAACTACGAATTTTATACCAGCTTGGGAATACGCTACAGCTTATACTTACCCAAATTCTGCTATAACAATGGATGTAGCTAGTACAGATTCTGCAAATGACAATGGATACACTGTTCGTATTATAGGTTTAGATGCAAACTATAACATTATCTCTGAAGATATAACTATACCAGCCACAACCACTAAAGCCTTCTTTAGAATTAATGATGTTATTTATTTCAACACAGACGGTAATCAAGGTCTAATTACAGTTTCCAATGGTGGTACAGTTTATGCAGCTATAAGAATTGGGGATGGTAGAAACCAAGCCAGTATATACACTGTACCCGCTGGTCATTGTTTCTACCTATACCGTATTGATGCTTTCTCTAATGACAGTACCTCTTCTAAGACTGGGGTGTTTAAGAACTTTACTAGAAATAGTTCTGGTCACACGTTTAACGTAGCTAGAACCACTTTTCAGAATCAGATGAACATTCAACGTAGACTGCCTTTTAAGTACGATGAGAAAACTGACATACAGTTTCAACTTAAAACTAAATCTGGAACACACGAAATGAACGTCTTCGGTGAAGGCGTACTAGTAAATGAAGAATTGGATGACTGATGCCTAAAGTTGCACTTCAGAATAAGATGAAAGAGCATAACAAGAAGTCTAAGCATAAAGTGACTATGCGTATGCTCGAAGCGGTCTACGACAGAGGTGTTGGTGCCTACCGTACAAACCCCGGATCGGTTCGTCCAAACGTGAAATCTCCTGAGCAGTGGGCTATGGCTAGAGTCAATTCCTTCATACGGATCGTCTCTGGGTCTAAACCTGCAAATCATGACAAAGACCTATTACCTTCCTCTCATCCCTCCTCTACCAAGAAGATACTCAAAGGTAAATATGCCAACGACATCTTCACTACGGAGGCTGAGGCTCGCGCAAGGAGTATGGATTTAGGTTTAGGTGGTGACGTACATGTGCATGATTACGAAGGACAGGCCGTGTACATGCCCGGAGAGAGCCATGAGGACTATCTGCACCACTATGAGCCTGACGATAAAGACACGCCCTCAGAGGACCGCCTAGAGGCTCTCAGGGTCATTGTACAAGAAGTCCTTAAGGAAGAGTTCCAGAAGGCTGAGTATCAAGGCCAAAAGGTTACTCTTAACAAACCTCGTCGTCTTCAAGGTGGAAACAAGAAGTTTGAAGTCTTCGTTATGGATGGGGATAAAGTCAAGCGAGTAACGTTTGGTGACCCCAACATGGAAATCCGAAGAGATGACCCCGAAGCTCGCGCCAATTTCCGCTCCCGGCATTCGTGCGATACGGCGTCTGACAAGACTAGTGCAAGATACTGGTCCTGTCGTATGTGGGAAGCAGGAACTACGGTTGGTGATATGACAAAGAATCTCGAAGGTAAGATTTTAAAATCCGACGAAGAGCAACGCCTAGTTTATGGCTGGGCTTCAGTAGTCACTGAGAATGGCGAACCAGTTGTGGATCGTCAGGGTGACATCATCAAAGCAGACACGCTCGTTAGGGCCGTGAACAAGTTCATGGAACACGTCCGTGTAGGCAAGCAGATGCACAACGGAGATCAGATTGGTGTAGTAGTCCACTCGTGGCCTTGCACTGACGAGATTAACAAATCCGTTGGCTTGGAAGCTGACCGTGAGGGTTGGCTGGTCGCTTTTAAAGTCTATGACGATGAGGTCTGGTCTAAAGTTAAAAGCGGTGAACTCGCAGCCTTCAGTATTGGGGGTCGTGCGGTAAAAGGAGAGTACAATGGCGACTGAGTTGCTGGAACTTCAACTAGAAGAGCTTTCATTGGTTGATCGTCCAGCCAATGCAGAAGCTATGGTCACTCTTTTCAAACGGGACGTCCCCAAAGAAGAGGAACTAGATAAAATGACTGAAGAGATGGAAGCTAAAGTAAAAGCTTACATGGAAAAAAATAACTGCGGTTATCGTGAAGCGATGAAGGCCCTTGGTTATGAGATGGATAAAGTGGAGGCTGAAGACCCTGAAAAAGGTGAGGATAAAGCTAAAGAAGTCGCTAAAGACCTTGAAGGTGAAATTGCTAAACTTAAAGCAGAAAATGAAAAGCTTCGCAAAGGCATCATAGAAGAAGGCTACGTCATCTCTACGGAAGGCATTTCAAAGAAAGCGCCTGTAGAATTTGTGGAGTACGAAGGTGAGAAGATCAACAAGGCTGACATTCCTACGCCGATCTTGAAAGCCCTCGAAGCTGCTGAAATCGAAAAGGCAGATATTGAGCTTACCAAAAAAGCTGAAGAATCTCTGCCCCACTTCTCAACTGAGGCTGCTAAAGGTCTTATTAAGGCAGTGGAAAAGTCTGAAGAGAAAGACATGCTTCTAGAAGCTCTAAAAGCTGTTGATACGGCTCTTGCAGACAAAATGAACGAACTCGGCAAGTCTGACGTAGATGGCGGTTTTGCTTCTGCTTCCGACAAAATTGAAGAACTGGTTAAGTCGTACATGGATGAAAACGGTCTTACCAAGAAGGACTATGCCAAAGCTTATGCTTCCGTAGCTAAGACTGAAGAAGGCAAGTCGTTAATCGCTAAAGCCTACAAAGGAGAATAACTCATGGCTGTTATGCAAACCCGCGATACGCGCTCTATGGAAGCTGGCGAAGACCTTTCGGCTGCACAGTTCCATTTCGTAACCCTAGAATCCGACGGCAAAGTTGACCTTGCTGACTCGGCAGGAGAAAACTGCTATGGCATTCTCCTGAACAAGCCTGACGCTGCTGACAAAGCCGCTACGGTCGCTATCTCTGGTCGTTGTCTTGTTGAGGCTGGTGGCACTGTTGCTGCTGGTGCTGCTCTTCAGACCAACGCAACTGGCGAAGCTATCACTGCTGCTTCCGGCGACTACGTAATGGGCTATGCCCTTGAAGCTGGTGTTGACGGTCAGATTATCGCTATGGAACTCATCCAAGGTGGCAACATCGTCGCCTAATGGCACGTTTAAGGAGAACATAAAATGCCAATGCTTACCCCCTCTGACGTGCACGTTGATGTACCTCTCACAAACTTGACTATTGCTTACATGCAGTCCGCAGAAAACTTTGTTGCTGACAAAGTATTCCCTATGGTTTCTGTTAGCAAGCAGTCGGACAAATACTATAAATACAGCCGTGAAGGTCTCCGTGATGGAGACGTGACGGTACTTGCCCCTCGCACGGAAGTTAATCGCGTCGGAATGGCTTTGTCCACCGATAGCTATTTTGCTGATGTTCGTGGCCTCGGCATGGACTTCGACGAGCAGACTCTTGCTAACGAAGATACCGCGCTTGAGCTTCGTTCGCAGGGTGCAAACGTCCTGATGGAGAAAATCCTGATCGACCGTGAAGTTCGTTGGGCTGAGGCTTTCTTTGCCGCTGGTATCTGGGGAACTGACATCACTCCGGGCAACCTGTGGTCTGACTACACGAACTCTACACCTATCGTTGACGTAACCACCGGTCGTCGCACCATGCAGCTGGCTTCTGGTGGCTATAAGCCGAACACGATGGTTGTTGGTAAGGAAGTCCGCGATGTTCTGATCAACCACCCAGACATTCTGGCTCGCCTGAACGGTGGCTCGACTGTCTCTAACCCTGCGTTGATCACTGACGCGAAACTGGCTGAAATCTTCGAAGTAGAGAACTTCTACGTGATGGAAGCTGTCCGCAACACTGCTGCTGAAGGTGTTACCGATTCCTTTGGTTTCATTGGTGGCAAGAATGCCCTGCTGACGTATACGCCTTCTACTATGGGTCTGCGTACCCCCGGTGCTGGTGCTATCTTCTGCTGGGACTCGATCCCCGGTGTTAGCGGAATGGGCATCACTGTTGAGTCCTTCTCGGACGACGCACTGAAGCGCCAGCAGATTGCTGAAATGATCCAAGTCAAGTCGTCTGATGACATGAAGCTCATCGGCTCTGAAATGGGTTACTTCTTCGAAGCCTGCGTAGCTTAATAGCTATATACTAAAGGTGGACCCTGAGTTTCGGCTTGGGGTCCAACCCAATTATAAAATACCGTAACAACATCTTAATAGGAAACGCGATATGCACCCTACATGGCTTGGCTTCCAAATGGATTGGCCTGTATTCGTCAAGAACCCCTTCCAAGCGGCTGGTGTATCTTGGACACGAGGAGAACACTTTAACTGGCAGGAGCGTCAGTTGGACCCTTATAAGGTCTATACTATATACGCCGCAGGTTATCTGTTTCACAATAAAGAATTAGAGAAAGATAATAAAGTTGGTGATCGTCTGAGTGAAATGAACTCCGAACAGCTTTATACTCTTGTAGGTCTTCTGAATGACGTGGTTAAGAAACGTACTACCTCAGCGGAAGAGCTTAAGAACAAAAGATGTCGTCAGTCTAAGATTGATGATAAGCAGCGTGGATTACTACGCTCATTCCTACGTAAGAACCCTTGGATTGCTGAGGATTTCTACAAGTTTCGAGACGACATTCTCGGAGAGTAAACAACAAGGAGACCTGAAATGGCTTGGTCCTATGACCCTACAGACTTAGATACGACCACCGCCTCAGGTCGCCTTAACACGGTTCGCTTCCTAGTAGGTGATACTAATACAAACAACCAGCAGGTCCAGAACGAAGAAATAACTTTTTCCCTGTCTCAAACATCAGATGATGTATATACAGCCTCCGCTTACGTAGCTAGGAGCATAGCTTCCCAGTACGCCAGTAAAGTCAACATTGAGGTTGATGGGCAGATCAAGGCAGACTATAGTGACCTCTACGAGCATTACAAAGCCCTTGCAGACAAGCTAGACTATCAGGCTAAGAAGGTTGGCTCTAGGTTGGGCGTTTTTGCTGGTGGTATAACTAAGACACAGGTTGAGCTTGCTAGGAGCAATACCAACAGGGTAGGGTCTGAGTTCCGAAGGGATCGCTTCTGGAACCCACCTAACACGGACAGTTATGGAGAAGGCTAGTGCTGAACAAGGATACGCTTTCTCTTATTAATGAATTTGGTCAGACTGTCACACTCAAGAAGGTATCTACAGGCGTATATACGGTTTCTACAGGCACTGTAGCGACAACAACTACCGAATACACTGTAAAAGCCTACGTGGCAGACTACACACTCTCAGAGCTTAACGACGACTTTATCGTTAGGGGTGATCGTAGAGCTATTATACCTGCTTTCGACACCTCTAATGTTGCTCTGCCTGCCCCCGACGAAGGCGACAAGATTTCTGGAGTTGGTGATGAGGTTAGGATCGTCTCTGTTCAGACCATATACGAAGGCTCTACGGTTGTCTGCTACATTTGTCAAGTGAGGGAGTAGCATGGCACAGGTAACAATCAAAGGTCTTGATGTTCTTAAGAGGATTGAGGACCAAGCTAAAGAGTCTGTAGGTGAACAGTTAGAAGACTACTTCACAGTTATGGCTAACGACGCTATCAACATGTCCCCCATCTGGTCTGGTGCCTACGTAAAGTCTTTCTCCTTCAAGGCTGACAACTCTAGCAGCCGTGGTCGCAGGATTGATGGCGCTAACTGGAGGTTCCCTAAGAAAACAGGCTCTGAGGCTGACAGGGAAGAGGGTAGGGGTAAGCTTCTGGGAGACATTCAGACAGCTTTTGCTGACAAGGATGATCTTCTTCAGAATAAGTCCTACACGCTACGTAATGATGCTAACCACGCTAGGTTCGTTGAGTACGGTGTTCAAGGTGGCGCTCATCCCCCCGGCCCTAAGCCCCCTAACGGATACCAGATATTTAACACGCTGAGGAGCAGGTATGGCTGACATTAACAAAGACATCCGTGCTGCTTTAGAAACTCACTTGGCTGGCACCGCAAGCATCCCTGATATTGCTTATGAGAACGTACCTTATGAGCCTACGACCGGGACAAGTTTTATCAAAGTGGCCTATATCCCCACGGTACGTAGGCCAGCCGTAAGAGGCACGAACCCGCAACAGTTATACCGTGGTATATTTTCTCTTAACGTATTTTCCCCAGAAGGTGCTGGCCCCGGCGCTGCTGAGGGTGTAGTAGAGAAGTTGCTGGAGAGGTTTGAAGCCACGACAGACATTTCCTACACTAACGGGGAAGCTGAGACCATTGTTGTCTCTATTGACTACGCTGAGAGAGACCTCTCGTTAATTGATGCCCCTTGGTATCTCATCCCGGTCAACATCGGCTGGTACATCTACAAGTAACACCCCTATAGGAGAAATACAACATGGCCTTTGCACAGGGTTCACGCTCCAGCCTGTCGTTTATCGCTGAAAGCACTTTTGGTACGACACCTGCTGGAAACTTCACAAACCTACCGTTCAGCACACATTCCCTTAATCTTACTAAGGATCGTGTTGCAGGTAACGACATTCAAGCAGACCGTATGCCTCGCGTTGACCGTCATGGCAACCGTCAGGTGTCAGGTGACATTGTAGTTGATCTACGTGATGGAGACTACGATGCTTTCTTGGAAGCTGCTCTTTTGAACACCTTCTCAACTAACGTCCTTAAGGTTGGCACTACCCCTAAGTTCTTCTCTATCGAAGACTATGCTGCCGACATTGATCAGGCTCGCCTGTTTACAGGGTGCACTGTTTCTAGTCTAGCGGTCTCCATGGCCCCCAACCAGATGGTCACAAGCACCTTCAGCATGGTTGGTAAAACTATGACGATTGGTGCTACTGAGAAAACTCAGGATGCAGCTTCTGGAGCACAGCCTTTCGACTCATACTCAGGTGACATTTCCATCGGCAACGTAGGTGGAGCTTCTGCCGTAGCTATCATTACTGGTCTGGACTTTACCCTGAACAATGCCTTCGCACCTACTTTTGTAATTGGCGATGACTCCGCTCCATCCCTTGAATATGGACGTGCAGAAATCGAAGGTACTCTTACGGCATACTTCGAAGATGCTGCTCTTATCAACCGCTTTTTGAATGAGACGGAAACGGAAATCGAAGTTTCGGTAGACGACCCAACTGGGTCTAATGCTTATACCTTTAACTTCCCTAAGGTCAAGATCAACTCTGCTGATGTTGGTGTAGATGGCCCTAACAGTCGTATCATCAATATGTCTTTCGTGTCTATTTATGACAGCACTGAAGACACTAACCTTAAGATAACACGTCCTTCATAAGTTCCCGCAAGGGAGGGGCTGGTGCTGTGTCGGGTGGCGCTGGCCCCACTTATCTAACACCCGACTTATACACAAAAGGAACCCGACAATGGATTTGAAAGATTTTGCACCTAAGAGTGACGAAGTAGAGGTTGTAGTTAAGCACCCTGTGAATGGTGAGCCTCTGACTAACAAGGATGGTAGCAATATGGTTATCGTCCTTCATGCACCTCACTCTAAGGTTTACAAGGAAGCCCTGTACGAGCAGACTGACAAGCGTCTTAAGACTGCACAGGCTTCTGGTGAGATGAACTTCACTGCACAGGATATTGAAGAGGCCAGCCTAGAGTTGCTATCTAGGGCTACCAAGTCTTGGAACATCACGTATGACGACAAGCAACCTAAGCTGACTGTGGCTAAGGCTAAGGCTATCTACGAGGAACTGTTCTGGCTGAAACCTCAACTGGAGGAGGCCCTGAATAATTCTCAGGCTTTTATGAGCGTCTGATCGGGCAACTAGAAGACTTTGCTGAACATACGTTCAAACTCAACAAACCCGATCAGAATGGTGTCTCTCAGAGGGAACACTTAGAACAAGTAGAAAGGCAGATCGGACGTAAGCCACAAGAACTGGAGGTACCAGAATTTCCTCGGTTAGTGTCTCATGTCTGGTCTGCCTTTATTTCGTTGAGCAACAGTAGAACTGCTGGCTTTAGCGGACCTAACCCGATTACCTACGAACAAATCAAAGCATGGAAAGAACTGACGGATACGCCATTTGACAGCAGAGATGTCGAGAGTGTTATGCGTGTGGATCAGGTTTATATGAGGGTTGCTAATGGCTAACAACAACATCAACGTAAAGGTCGGCGCAGACTACTCTGAACTGACAGGTCTTATTAAGACTACAGACCAAACCAAACGTGCTTTGAAGGCGGTCTCTGCTGAGTTTGCCAATACTAAAGACCAATCCTCTTGGATGCGCGGTGTAAACCAGATCATCAAGGCCCAAGACAAGCTCTCTGGGTCTGCAAAGATGACCCGCTCCGAGATTATGAAGTTGGCACACGAGTACAAGAATGCCACTCAGTTCTCTAATGCGCTGGCTGTGTCTCAAGAGCAGGTAGGCCGAAGAATGAGCCGTAGCGGTGTTATGGTTCAGCAGGCAGGCTATCAGGTTGGTGACTTCATTGTTCAGGTCCAATCTGGGACTAATGCTTTCGTTGCCTTTGGTCAGCAGGCTACTCAGATTGCCGGTACACTAACCCTGCTAGGAGGCAGGATGATTGCCATCGGAACTGGGCTTGGTATCGCAATACCTTTGGTTACTGCCTTTGCTGCTGCTTGGTCTAGAACCCGGAAAGATATGGATGATGCGAAAGACTCCGCTAAAGGTTTGGAAGACAGAATCACAAGCATTAACAAGTCTGTCGAAGAGTTTTTTAGAAAAGAAAAGGCTTTAAAGCTAGGTATCACACCAGAAGAGTTAGACCTAGAAGCTCAAATTACTGCTGCTAGAAGGGCGTTAGACGAGGCTAGAGATTTCTACAACTTCTTCCGTGAGGGTTTGCTGAAAGACCCGGATATAACCGAAAAAGAAATCCGCGACATTGCTGAGTATGAAGATCAACTTGCAGACTTAGCCTCTGCACAATCTCAACTTAACCAACTCTTAGTCAAGCAAAGACTAGAGGCCGAAAGAGAAGCCAGTGAACAGGCCCTTAATACGAGAAAGGCTTTTCAGAAAAGGGCGCTTTCTCTCTATAGGAAGCATCAGGAGGAGCTAAGGGCTGCGGGGCAAGCCTCCTTTGAAATAAACGACTCGCTCACAAATCAGATAATCCTGCAAAACCTTATAATTGCTAAAGGTAAAGAGAGTGCCGCCGTAAAGGCTGAGGTTGCTAGACAAGAGCGTGAAAGTTTTAAGTTACAGCAAGAGGCTAAAGGTTTAAACGTACAGCAAGTAGCTGCCGCTATGAGACTCTACGACGAAAAGGTCAGACTTGAAAGTATAGCTGCTGATGTAGCTAAGGCAGAGAAAGATGCTGCTGATGAAGCAAGAGAGTTAGCCAGACAAGCTAGGGCTGCTGCTGCTGCGCTTAGAGGTCTTGAGAATATCGGCAACGGCATCGCTAAAAGTCTTGCGGTTGCTAAAGCTGAACTTGTAGCTCTCAACAACGAGGCTTCCACAGGTATTTCTACAAAGATTGCAGGTCAACGCTTCGATCTAAGAAAAGCTCTTGTAGATGCTGTTGCTGGAGGCGCTGATCGTCAGTCTGCCGTTGCTAAGTTCATAGAAGGCAATAAGCAGCTTATTGAACTGGAAAAAACCCTTCTGGAAATCGAGAAGAAAAGAGCGGAACAACAGAAGGCAAACTCTAAAGGGTCGGGCGCTAGGATTAAAGAAACTCTTGAAATGACCCAAGCTCTAAAGGATCAAATCCAAGTGTTTGACACCTTGGAAAGCTCCTTGGAGTCAGGATTCATGTCTATGGTAGATGGCACTAAGTCCGTAGAGGATGCCTTCAGGGAAATGGCTAAGAGCGTCGTCAGTGAACTCTATAAGGTCTACGTTCTACAGAAGATGATTGGCGGTCTAGGACAAGGAGGCTCTGCTGGTACAGGGATTCTTGGCTTTATCCAAGGCTTCTTAGGTCTTCCTAATATCCCGGGCAAGAAAGCCTCTGGTGGTACTGTCAGGGCTAACCAGCCGTACCTCGTAGGCGAAAAGGGTCCAGAACTCATTATGCCACGGAACAGGGGTCACGTTATGAATGCTGACCTTACGGCTAAGGCTATGTCTGGTGGAGAGACTGTGGTCGTTAATCAGAACTTCAACTTCCAAGCTAATGGTGATGAGTCAGTCAAGAGGATCATTGCTCAGGCTGCACCTTCTATCGCTAACATGGCTAAACAGTCGGTCATGGACGCACGTAGACGTGGTGGTGCCATGAAGAACACATTTGGTTAAGAGGATAACATGGCTATCAGCTACCCACTGAATACACCTACGACAATAGGGATTGAGAGTATTGAGCTACGTGCGGTTAATGCTGTAGCCACCTCTCAGTCTCCCTTTACTTACAAACAGCAGGTTGTTTCCCACACAGGACAGAAGTGGGAAGCCTCAGTCACTATCCCCTCGGTACGTAGGGATAAGGCTGCTGAGTGGAAGGCTATGTTGGTAGCTCTTAAGGGTCAGGCAGGTACCTTCCTACTAGGAGACCCTGACTACGCCTCTCCTCGTGGCACAGTGTCCTCTTGTTCTGTCACAGGTAATGCTGGAGATGAGACTGTGGATGTGACCATGACAGGCTCCCTTCTGGCTGGTGACTACATACAACTAGGTTCAGGGTCTGCAGCTAAACTACACCAAGTTCTCATAGACCAAACAGGAGATGGTCAACTGGAAATATGGCCTGCTCTTAGGTCTGACTACTCCTCTCAGACAGCTGTTACGGACAACCCTAAAGGGGTCTTTAGACTGAACCAGAATATCTCCTCTTGGTCAATCAACAATGCAAGTTTCTACGGCATCTCTTTTGAGGCTGTGGAAGTAATATCGGGGTAAGAGTATGGCAGATACAAAAATCTCAGAACTCACAAGCATCACTGGTGCTAACGTAAATGACACAGCCGATGAACTGGCTATCGTAGATGGCTCTGCGACACAGACTAAGAAGATCACTCGTGAGGAGTTGTTCCAAGGTGTCTCTAAGGCGAAAGTCGGCACTGGTGCAGACGCGAATGGTAACGCCGACGAACTTGTTATATCCAAAGACCAAAACAACGTCGGCATGAGCATTCTAGCTGCGGATTCTACAGGGGTCTGTCGTATTCTTTTCGGCTCACAGACAGACAATAGCGCCGCAAAAATCCAGCACAATGAAAGCAATAGCAGGCTGTTCGTTCAGGCTGAAGGCGAACTGCGCTTGCAAACGGGCGGTACAAACGACCGCGTTACGGTTGACAGCAGCGGCAACGTGGGCATTGGAAACACCAGCCCGTCAGAGGTGCTAGACGTAACGGGGACCGGTCTGTTCTCTGGCCGTGTAGGCATCGGAACGGATTTAGGCTCAAATCCAAGCGGCGCAGACCCAGATGCTGATAATCTAGTGATTGACGCCGGAGGAGCGGATGCCGGTATCACTATCGACACCGGTACTGCGGCCAAGGGCAGTCTATTTTTTGCTGATGGCGGGACCGGAGACGGCTTGAAGCGTGGGCAAATTGTCTACGACCATAATGGCGATTATATGGCGTTTGCTACAAACGCGGTAGAGCGTATGCGTCTCATAAGTTCCGGGGCTAAGATCGGCACTGGGGCTGACGGTTCTGCAAACGGCGACGAGCTTGTACTCTCAAAGGCCGGTAACAACATCGGCATGACCCTCCTGTGTAATGATACTACCGGCAACTCAAGGATTTATCTCGGCTCTCAGACAGACACGCAAGCTGCCAGACTTCATCACAATGCAGGTAATAACCGGCTCTTCCTGCAAGCCAAAGGCGAACTGCATTTTCAAACGGGCGGCTCAGGCACCACCATGACGCTGGACGGTGATGGCGATTTGGATGTTACCGGCGCACTGTCTAAAGGCTCTGGTTCGTTTAAGATCAGCCACCCGTTGAAGCCTGACACCCATCACCTCGTTCACAGCTTCATCGAAGGACCGCAAGCGGACAACCTTTACCGTGGCCGTGTGGCTCTGGTGGGAGGAACAGCAACCGTTAATCTGGATACAGCAGGCCGCATGACCGAAGGCACATTCGTTGCTTTGAACGGCAATGTGCAGTGCTTTACCAGCAACGAACAGGGCTGGACTGCTGTGAAGGGCAGCGTTTCTGGCAACACATTGACTATCCAAGCGCAAGATTCCGCTTGTACTGATACTGTGTCGTGGATGGTTGTCGGTGAGCGTCACGACCAACATATGATCGACACCGCGTGGACCGATGCACAAGGTCGGGTCATAACGGAACCGGAAAAAGTCGAAGACACGCAAGAGGAGACCGCATAATGGCTATCGAATATAACTGGACAATCGCTACCTGTGAACATGAGGTGGCAACTGGCGGGATCACTGTCGCTCACTGGCGTGTTACCGCTGTGGATGGTGACTATACCGCATCGTCTTATAGCACCTGTGAGTTTACCCCTGACGCCTCTTCGCCGGACTTCACGCCCTATGACGATGTAACGGAAGCAGAGGTGCTGGCATGGTGCTGGGCTGATGGCGTGGACAAGGACGCAACCGAAGCTGCACTGGCTGCTAATATTGAGGAGCAGAAAAACCCAATCTATACCAAAGGAACGCCGTGGTAAACTTTTGACCTCGCATTGGAGTCGCAAATAATGGCACAAACTGAATGGCACCTAAACAAGAGTGTCCCTATTACACTAATCCTCGGCTTGGCGGTGCAGGCTGCTGGGGTTATCTGGATGTTCTCCTCAATGGCCAGCGACATTGACAACAATCGGGAACGCCTGACCAAAGTGGAAACCAAAGTGAGTCAGATTGAGGATACTGCTCAAGCACAGGCTGTGCAGCTTGTTAGAATTGAGACTCGGTTGGATGCGCTGATGGAACAATCCGACCGAATCCTACGTGCTTTGGAAGCAAAGTAAAATGATTGATCCGATCACGGCCCTTTCTGT